CGGCTATAATTAGCCAGTTGGTGATGCGATTGCTCTGACGTCGTCAGCTGTTCTCGCAATCTCTAGTTCAGCATTATCGACCATCTGTTTGTGCTCGAGTTGTGCTTCTTTGAGATCTTGGTTGTCAGACTGTAAGGCAAACTGTTGCTGTGCCTTCATCTGCTCTAATTGTACTTTCATCTGTGCTACCTGGGCATCCATCTGAGCCTTCATCTCGGCTACTTGGGTTTGACGCTCTTGTAGTTCGATCTGTTTCTGTTGCATTTGCATAGCCATCTCGGCGCCCTGGTCAGGCTGCTCTGGTGGTAGCTCTGATGGTGGCGTTAAGTAATCTTTGACGTTCTTAATGCCGTTCTGCTCCATGACGTGTGTCATTAGCTTATGCTGGTTTTCTGGAGTGTACATCTTAGACAAGGTTTCATCAGCTGACATGATAGCGTGAAGGCTCATGTACTTCGTAGCTTCAGCTTCCTGTTCGCCGTATCCGAGGTGTAGCTCGACAGTGACATCTCGTTTCTGACCCCAAGCAGCTGGGCTTACCTCTACGAAGTCCCCAGCTATCTCTACGATCTTGGCATCTGGTTCGTTCTCGACGACTAGCTGATAAATCATTTGATACAGAGGTTTCAGAAAGTTGTTTGCGAAGTTACGTGCGATAATCTTTTGACGCTGTTGCGACATGGTCGCTAGTTGTTCGACCATTGCAGCTGAGTTTTGCTTGCTGATAGCGTCCTTGTTGAGGCCCTGTGATAGACGTGAGACGCCTGTAGTGTCCTCCTTGTCCTCATCCAGCATCTGTATTGTCTGGAAGATAAACGGGTTGAGAGGTGCCTGTGGCATTGGGTTGATTGCATCGGGCCTAGAGACATTTACGATGCCGCCCACGCGATTGTCAATTAGCTCCCTTGGGTTACTCAAACCGCCTTTGACCACCGTGTATCTTGGGTTGTTAGTGATCATGGCGTGATCGAGGATTGACCTGGTCAATACGGTACGTGCGGTCTGTATTGGGACGACCTTGGACCCAAAGTTAGAACCAAAGAAAGAGTGTGGTATCGGGAGTGGTACGAAAGCACAGAAAGGTTTGTATGTGCACTTCTCTTTGTGAAGAACTACGTTACCAGCTTTGATTACTTTGTACGTCTCAGCGATGCCAGTAGCATCAAGATCGATGTCCAGATAAAGCTCATAGCATGTGATAGAGCGTACTTGATCTTGGAAACCTTTAGCATTGAAACCACGGTCTTGACCAATTTCTTCATGCCTTGCCAAAACTTCTGGATCGGTTTCCATTTCGACATCTTCGTGATCCCCAATCTTTGCAATAAGCTCTTCATCATAACCAGCCTCTCTAAGTTCTGATATTGTCTTGGTTGTTCTATGTCCTAGAAATGACGCAAGTTCTAAACTCTTACACTGTGGTTCGACTATAAATTGCTCTGGAGCAATAGCTTCGATAGCAACCTGGCTGGTGTCTTGGAAGATCCTGAGTTCTCCACTGTAGAGACCGAGCTCGTCTTGTGTAACTTCCTCGATCTCTACGTTGTCCTGGGCAACTATAGCGTCGAACTCTTCTTCCGTTAAATCTTCAATTGGTTCTAAGTAGGATTCCTCACGCTCGTCCCAGTATACTTTGCACAACCCAGATCGAGCGACGAGACCGTCATGTATAACCGTCTGCATTACCTCAAAAAGGTTGTTTTGTCTGTTGGCTACATAATCACAATACGCGGTGGCTACGTCTGCTATTCTTACATCTTCGCCAGTGGTAGCGGCAAAGCGAACTGTCTTGTAGCCAGTGCTAAAAGTCTCGAGCAAAGCTGCTTTCATGGACTCGACAGCATCGTAGACATCCATGCTGACGTACTTGGAGTTGCCGTCGTGCGCTGGTCGAGGGAGAGTTGCGTTGTAAAAGTCTATAACCTTTTTACGCTCTCGACTGATCTGCGAGTCATAATAGCCGATACTTCTGCGTATATTGTCGTCGAGTATCGTGACTAGCTTTTCGTCATCGACCTTTTTGTAGTCTTTTTTATCCATGATTTTTATACCATCTCAATGTAGTACTCATCGTTGCTTTCAATAGGTTCCCAGGCACCTTCGTGCACATGGTTTGCTAATGCCAGCGCCATGACACAGTCGTCATAACAACCAGGCTCGGCTTCCATAGAGCCACTTTCTGTGACCACGTATGTAAGCATCTCTCGTATTGTAACTTTGTCGTTAAGCTCTATTTCGCCCTCTCTGGCTGACGCTCTTAGCTCGTCAATGATAAGGGGCTTAGTTTTAGCTGTTGTGCTAAATCCTAGCTTAATGGTTTCTTTGTCAGTTAACTTGTCGACCTGTACTTCCGTGAAGAAGTTAGGGTAAGCCATATCTTTAGCCAACCTGGTGCACGTCAAAAGGCCGTGACCGTTGTTTTCGACGATGATGTATGCAGTGTTAAAGAAGTTGCCTAAGTGAAACAGGACCTGAGCATAATAGTCTGGATGCACATGGCCTCTCCAAGTTGCCACTAGGCGTTTCTTACTATCGAGCACTTGAGCGACACTGTAGTCACCACCTCGGACGCCCATAGCGACGTCTGCTCCTATGACATATTGTTCGCCAGGGTCATGGCGTCGGTACATCGTAAGTTCGCCGCGCAAGTTGTTTAGCCACTCGTCGCCCTCAAGAGCTAGGCGCTCGATAGGGTCTCGAGCAGTCTCAAGATGCTTTTGCAGCTGCTCTGGGTTGAACACTGGTCGACCTGTTGTCAGGAAGGCTTCCTCGGGTTCCGAGGGATACTCTTGCCTAAATAAGTCGATGCCGTTTTGAGCAATCTTGCGACGACGAAACATTAGCTGCTCGTCATCGAGGGAATACTTGTCAGCTAGGTCTTCTTCGTCAGGAGTGCGCTCGAACTTCTCAGGTACTTTCTCTCGATACTCTGGGTCGACGTACCAGGGAATAAACACTGGCACAAAACCGTTCGTGCCTTCGACAGCGCCTTTCCAGAGGTCATAGAAGGTTCCTGTGACGCCGTTCGCTGTACTCTCGACGAATATAGCTGTCCCAGGTGCATTAGGAACGGCCTGTGTCAGCGAGTTCCAGTTGTCCAGGGCGGTAGTCTTACTCCAGAATGCAAGTTCTGAGCAGTGGACGTGTGTAAGTGTCTCTCCTCGACCAATGGCTTCGCCGCCAGCTGTCGCAACAATGTATGAACTATCGAGGACGTCAAAAGACAACTCGCGCCTCGAGGAATACTTAGTGTGTGGCTTGAGTATCTCAGGACAGTTCTCGTGATACCTTTTAGTCATATCAAATAGCGCGCGAGTAGAGTCACTGTGATGCGTGATAACCATAGCCTTGGCAGCTGGTCGCTGTGACACGCTAAAATACAAATAGCCGCCGACGTATGTTGACAGTCCCTGTTGTCGGGCCTTCAAGATAATTACTCGGACTTTGCCGTCTGTTTTTATCTGGTCGGTTACTGCGTCGTTTAGGATTTCCTGGGCTGGCTTGAGTGCTAGTGGAGCAATCTGCCCCGTCTTAGTTCTAATCTTAAGTGCAGACTTAGCGTAAAAGCTAAAGTCTTCATAAAGTCGCTTACGAACTTGCTCCAGTTTCTTCGTCGGTTTCAGTTTCTGTGTCATCTTCTGCATCTCCTTCGTCAAGTAATGAACTTAGGAATGCTTCTGCTTTTCCTACGGTCACTTCCTGTTTTGACACTGGTTTTGACTTGGTGAAGTCAAGGACCAGACGTGCAGCTGTTAGACGATCTCGAGTTTGCCCTGGGGTGCGTAGGATTTCTACAGCTGCCTCGAGTGCCTCTGTGGCGTGGGTGTTTTCGTTTTCATCTGTCATAATTGCTACTGCCTTCTTTGCGTCTTCTTTCGCTTGCTGCCTAATTGGCTCGATAGTTTCTTTGGTGAACCCGTCAGGGACTGCTAGTGGTCGACCACCTTTGTTCTTTCGGGTCAAAAGCATTTGTCTGTGCTTTGCTCGGCCTTCTGGCGTAAAATGCTGAGTTGCTAGAGGGTTCTTGTTGGTTGGTCTCGCCATGTTTGAGTTATATGGCTTTTTCTTGGGAAACTTGGATCTAGGATGCTTTGGTACGGGCATCTGACTGTCTCCTTACGTTATTATGCTGATAGTGCTCCAGGTTGCATTGGCTGGTTAAGTGCTCCTGGTAGTGGCATCATTTGGCGCTCTTCGTCTTCTTGCTCTTGCTTCATAAGCATTGCAAAGACGACAGCTATAGCCATTGCTATTGGGTGACTGTAAAAGTTGATTTTGCCTGACTTAGCGAAGAACTTACTGATCATTTTAGCAGTCTCGGGCAACTCTTTCTTCATGCGTTTTGGGTTATGCAAATAAAAGATCATGGGATCGACAGCAAACTCAGACGCATTTCTAATGTAATTGTAGTATGAAGTACCTCTACGCGCTCTTTCATTTCTTTTTGCACCACCCTGGTATCTTACATCAGACCTACCGTCAAATTTACCCTTATCCTGTAGTTTTTTAATTTCTTTGAGTACTTTTCTAGTTGGGTGTTTTGTATTGTCTGCAACTATTGCAATTCTTGCTATTAGCCCATCAAAAGATCCTTGCCTAATCTCATCTTTATGCTTTGTCATTGCATTTTTAACTGAATATGAACCATAAGAAGCATCAAAAGCATCGTTAGTCATATCATTAACGCCGTGTGCAACCTCGTGTAATGCATATATGTAAGATTGAAACTCAGAAACATCTCCAATGTCAGATTCGTTCTTTACAGGAGACATTGCAAAAGCAGTTTGGGTGTCTGGCCTGTATAATCCTAGAGCACGTCCAGTAACATCGGCGTCAGTAGTCATCTTAAGGTGGTCATCATACATATTCAGCGTAATGCCTATTGCATCCGCTAATTTACGTACTTGGTTGATGTCTTTGATGCCATTCTCAAACTCGCCGCCAGGTTTGCCAACCTCGATGAGCGCCCTGACGGGTTCAGCTGACTGTTTTACCTCTTGGGTACTTGGGACAGGAGCCCTTCTGGTGGGTCCACCCTGGATACGTTGCGCGAGGACTCCAGCGACATTGTCTTGAACTGGGGCGAGGGCTGGTCTTGCGGTGCCTGTTTGTTGCGCTGGCCCAACTCGATTAGCTCTTGGATTGCCTGGGCCATCTTGTCCTGAGGTATCTGGCTGATTATTGACTGCTCCGTCTCCGTCTGATGGGGGGAGTGTTTGGTTAATTTGGTCATCTGTAAACCCTTCCTTTAGTGCAAGCATCTTAGCAGCATCTAAATAGTCATTATCTGCGCCACGTCCTGGGGCTACACCCAGTTTTCTAAACAGCTGCTTCTCGGGATACCACATAAGCGCCTGGAAGTCGGCTGTATCTATCATATAGCCATTCTGACGTAGCTTTTCAATGGCAGCCTTAGTAACTGTACGCATGTAAGAGCGTTCTCCAGCGCCTTTTGGCTGCGCTTGCAGCTGAGGGACCATATTCTTGGTCATGGTGCCTGATGATTTAAACAATTGAGGCTTTTCGACCTTTTGTTTTGTACCTTTAAGCTCTATCGAGCGTTTTCTGAAGAAACTTTGGTAATTGCTTTCTAGCTTAGTAACAAAAGTGTCTAATGTTTCATCATTTGCAAGGTCAGACCGCTTTATTCCTAATTCTTTTAGCGTTTGATTTGTTAAGCGCTTTTCTAATGCATCCTGGTTTTTAGTTTTTACTTGTTCTCGAATTGTAGCTCGGTTTTTACCAAGATCTTTAGATGCCTCAAAGGGGCGTCCAACAAGCCTATTCCACATACGCATCCACCATATATCCATCGTTAAAGGATCATAGTTCCCTCGAATGTTTTGGTAAAAACCTTGGCCTATTTTAGGTCCAATTATGAAAGAGCCTTTGACTGTTTCGTTTTGACCTTCAGATGATGGTACTTTAATGTTAGTGCCATTTCTTTCATTAAATCCAGATGCCCACTCCTTAAGATCTCTTACAGTATAATCACCGTCTAAAAACTCTTGAATAGGCAAGTTTGTGCCTGACGCATTATAGGCATTAAAGAAGTTAAAAGCTTGGACCATTCCGTTGTTACGCTCACCACCTTTAATCCAGGTATCGGTAGGCATGACGCCATTGTCCATAAAGTGCCTAAACACTTCCAATGCATACTCAAAGTTATCAGCAACTGCTTGACCATTAGACGTAACTGCCAAGGCAAAATCAAATGCTGCTTCTGC